ACCTAATGACGGCTGGAAACAAGACTGGACTAAGACTGCAAGCCATTTAAAGGCTCTTAAAGGACTTGTAACTGTAGACACAGGCATAGCCCACCTAGCTGGTGCATTAGGCGTTAAAACCGTTGTAATCATGCCTAGAAAAGAGTTTAAGTGCTGGCGTTGGAAACACGGTACTTGGTATGACTCCATTGTTACTGTAGAAGAAGATGAGATGCACAAAATCCCCGAACTGATAAGGAGAATGTAATGAAATGCCCTAATTGTGGCTGGATAGCTGGTAACCATGTAAAAGCCGTACAAAGTGACGAAGATTTCTTTATTGAGTGGTGGACTCCTACCATCGGACTAGAAGCGGCAAAGGCTTCATGGTTAGACAAAGTTGCTATGAAAACTAGGCAAGCCCCTACGGTGATGTCTGACATTGATGGCCACATAAGCATGGCTGACGGTCAATGGGTATCTTCCCGATCTAAGCATCGTGAAAACTTAAAGCGTAATAACTGCATCGAAATTGGTAATGATGTGCCAATGCAACAAAAAAAGCATGAATTAAGCACTAAAGAGCGAGAGCATCTTAAACGCACTATTGCCGAAGTAACCCACGCCAAATTACGATAAGGAGCATTAAATGAGTGAAGAATTAGACCGTAGAGAGATGATTGAAGCCGCACTTGACCAAGCCGAAGAAGGCACATTTGAAGCACCCATTGAAAAGGAGATAGAAGTAAATGACGATCCAATCCAAGCCGAAAACGAAGAAAATAGTAGTACCGAGAGCAACGACCGTGACGAAAAAGGTCGCTTCAAAGCCAAAGACTCCGAAGATTCCACCAATAAAGATAGTATTCAAGAAGAAGAACTGGTGGCAGAAGCTAGTAATGTTCCTGACGAAGAAGTAAAACGCCCAACTACTTGGAAAAAAGAGTACAGGGATGTATGGGACAAAATGCAAGAAGGCAAACCTCTAGAAAAAGAAGAATTTGCTAAGTTTGCTGAATATGCCAATCAGAGGGAAGCTGAATACAAGCGTGGCGTTAGTGCTTACAAGGCTGAAGCTGACAATGCAAGACAATTAACCCAAGCCATTGGCCCGTTTATTCCTGAACTTCAGGCTCAGAATATCCACCCAGTAGCTTGGATTAATAATCTTGGCAGGGCGCACATGATTCTATCTAAAGCACCGTACCAAGAAAAAGTGCAGATGTTTCATAGACTTGCACAGGATTATGGAATACAATTAAACCAAGATAGCTTACAAATGCCTGAACAGGCGTATGTAGACCCTTATCAACAACAGTTAATGCAACAACTTCAAGCTACCCAGCAACAGGTTCAGCAACTGTCAGCGATACGGGATCAAGAAGAAAATGCTCGATTGACATCAGAAATCAGTCGAGTAAGTAGCAACAAAGAGCGGTTTCCGCACTTTGAGATGGTTCGGGAAGATATGGCTCAATTACTTGAGCGAGGTTTAGCCCAAGACCTAGAATCGGCTTATGCAAAAGCTGTGCGTATGAACGATGAAGCCTATAAGCTAGAACAGGACAAACTCCTGAAATCGGTTGGTAGTCAAGCATCTAAGGCACAACAAGTAGCTAAAGCTAAAGCGACTGCGGTTAGTCCACGATCAGCTACTCCTAGCGGTCAGGTGTCTAAGGTAGATGCAAAGGATAGACGCTCTTTGTTAATGTCATCATTGGCAGATGCAGAGGGTGGTCGGGTTTAACTTAATTTAATAAAGGAAATATCATGGCATTTGCTAACTCAGCAATCACCGATATTATCGCTACCACCATTCAAAGTCGTAGCGGAGTATTGGCAGATAACTTAACACAAAACAACGCAATCCTACAAAGATTGAACTCCAAAGGTAACGTACGCCCATTCTCAGGCGGTAACGTAATCTTGGAAGAAATCATGTACAACGATCCAACAACTAATAACGCTAACTCATACAGCGGTTACGAAGTGTTGAACATCTCCCCTGACAGTCCTATTTCTGCGGCTCAATTCTCTATTACTCAGTACGCTGATAGCGTAACAATGAGTGGTCTAGAAATGTTGCAAAATAGTTCTAAGGAACAAATCATTGACCTGTTAGACGGTCGTATGCAAGTTTCTGAAGCTCGTCTGCTTAACCGTATTTCTACTGACATCTATGGTGACGGTACTGGTAACGGTGGTAAGAACATTACTGGTCTAGCGGCCGCTGTTTCTACATCACCAACTTCAGGTACATACGGTGGTATTAACCGTGCTAACTGGACTTTTTGGCAGAATCAAGCAACTACTGGTGCTACTTCTTCCACTACTATCCAAGCCGCAATGACTACTGCCGCAATCAAATCTGTTCGTGGCACAGACAAAGTAGACTTGATCGTAGCTGGTAACACTCTGTATCAATACTATGTTGGCTCATTACAAGCTATTCAGCGTATTGCTGGAACTGAAGAAGGTGCGGCTGGTTTCGCATCATTGAAGTTCTACGGTGGTGGTATGTCTGCTGATGTGGTCTTGGGTGGCGGTTATGGCGCACAAGAATCTGCAACGACTATGTATTTGTTGAACACAAACTACATTTTCTTGCGCCCACATAAAGAACGTAATTTTGTTCCTATCGGTGGCGAGCGTCAGTCAATCAATCAAGATGCAATCGTGAAGTTATACGGTTGGGCTGGTAACTTAACCTGCTCTAACAGCTTCTTGCAAGGTGTATTAACAGGTAGTTAATCTACTTATTAATTCAACTTAACTCGAATAGAAAAGGAAATATCATGGCATTTACTATTACCCCCTTAGCTGGTATTGATTTGGTTAACTTGGCTCAAGTTAATCTGAACTCTGCTGGCGTAGCAGTCCCAACTGAAGGCCCAATCGGTGCTGAAGTGTTTGGTTCTGACGGCAAGCGTTATGTTTTTGCAACAGCAGGTGCGGCTATTACAGCTTCTACTGCAACTTGCTCAATCAACGCTTCTACATTTGTAGCAACTGGTTCTGCTGGTACATATTTGTCCCCAGCTACAACTATGGCTTCAGGTGATTATGGCTGGTTTGCCGCTACTAGCGTTTAATCAGTTTTTGTAGTAAAAACGAAGGGTTACCTCAAAAGGGTAGCCCTTTTTTTCTTTAACCGTTTTACCTTTAATACCTTGAAGGAGATTTAAAAATGGCTTTACCATCAGATGAGCAAAATGCAGACAACCGTTTACAGGTTCGTTTCTATAAACGCCCAGTACAGCAAGATCACGAAACACAAGAAGCTGGCAGACCAATTTTTAAAGAATTTGACTTTGTCCATATTTGTGTAGCTGGTGATACCCTAACCGAAATCGATACTTATGTCCTTAATAGTCATAAACAGCGTTTTCCACAGCAATGGGCTAACTATCAGAACCGTGTAGGCGCAAACGATGAGCAAATTATCGGTACTCCTGTATCAGAATGGCCTTTAGTGTCCAAATCACAGGCTGAAGAACTACGGGCAATGAAGTTCCACACCGTTGAGTCTATTGCAGGTGCATCCGATCAACAATTACAGCGTATGGGTATGGCGGCAGGAATGTCACCCTATGCGTTTCGTGATAAAGCGAAGGCATTTTTAAATTTAGCGACAACTGCGGCTGAAACTGACAAGCGTGAAAGCGAAATTAACGCTTTAAAACAAGAACTTGCCAAAAAAGACGAAGAAACTGCTAAAATAAAGGCTGAAACAGATGCGAAGCTGGCCAAAATGCAAGATCAAATGACCGCTATACTTGCCGCTGTTGGTGAGAAAAAACCCCGTAAAAAGACGGTAGCCACAGAGGAAGCCTAATATGTCATACAGCATGGGAGATGTAAATACAAAACAAAGCATTTCTCATGCTTTTTATACCTATGCACATATAAACGCAACTACCAACAAAATATTTTATATTGGTAAAGGTTCAAAAAATCGTTATAAATCAACATATAAACGAAGCACCCATTGGAATAATATTGTAAATAAGTATGGATTTAATGCTGAAATATTGGCTAATTGGAATTCTGAAAAAGAAGCATTTGATCACGAAAAACTACTTATTTCATGTTTTAAAGATATGAATTATGTTTTAGCTAATAAAACTAATGGCGGTGAAGGAACTGCAAGTGACAAAGTTAAACAATCTGCTTTAAATAGACCAAAACGAGTTTTAACTGAAGAAACCAAGAAAAAAATTAGCTTGGGAATGATTGGTAGAAAATTAAGTGCAGAAACTTGTAAAAAAATAAGTGATTCTCATAAGAATAAAATTGGTCATATACCTAATGAAGAAACTAGAAAAAAAATGAGCAATTCTTTATCAGGGAAAAATCACCCTATGTTTGGGAAAAAACATTCTGAAGATACAAAGAAAAAAATGAGCAAAGCCAAAAGGAATAAACATGAGTTATAACCTATTACAGCTTGTCCAGCAAGTTACGGCTGAACTAAACTTAGCCGTTCCTACCTATGTAGCAGGCAATCCTAGTCAGGATGTGCAACAAATCTTGGCTCTGATGAACCGTGCTGGGTATGACTTGGTTAAGGAGTACGATTGGCAAGCATTAGAGGTAGAGTATCGTTTCTACACAACCGCTGTAACCACAACCTGCGACACTACGAATGGCACTTATATATTAGGTAACATTCCAAGTACCGTAGGTTTGGACAGCACCTATTCAATCGTGGGGACAAATGTACCCCAAGATACCTATGTGGATCAAGTAATTGATGCCCATACAATTACAACTACCCAGTTATCGTCTGCTACATCTTATGGTGGATCGGTCACATTTAGCAAGACTATCTATGACTTGCCGCCTGACTATGAAACTATTACAGATAACACGCATTGGGATAAGACAAAGCATTGGCAGATGCTTGGCCCAGTCGATGCACAACAATGGCAATGGCTAAAGTCGGGTTATATCTCAACAGGGCCACGAGTTCGCTGGCGTATTCTTGGCAATGAATTTCAGATATGGCCACCCTACAATACTCAAGAATATCTAGGTTTTGAGTACCGTTCTAGGGGATTTGTAAAAGATGCAACTGGTCAAGTAAAGAATAGCTTTACTGCCGATACCGATACTACTGTCTTAGATGATGACGTCATTGCATTAGCGACTAAACTTAAATACTTCCAAATCAAGTCTTTTGATACTACTGCATTGAATCAAGACTACATACGCTATTTGAATGTGGCTAAAGCTAACGATAAGGGTTCTGCTACCTTATCATTTGCACCACAACCAAGTGCCGTTCTTATTGGCTGGGCTAATATCCCTGATACTGGCTATGGTTCTTAATCATGGCAATTCAAGGTAGAAACGCCACCACAACATCGATGGCCGCCCCTATTGGGGGATGGAATAACAGGGACTCATTGGCAGAAATGCCGCCATTAGACGCTGTTGAATTGGTTAATTTTTGGCCTACTCCTACAGATGTACAGCTAAGAAAAGGTTGGACTAAGTACAGCACAGGAATTACAGGGCAAGTTGATACGATTATTAACTTTCCTACAAACAACTCTGAAGGCTATAAACTTTTTGCATTTGCTGGAACTCAGATTTATGACGCTACAAGCTCTACAGCAACGGTCGTATTTACTGGATTAACTAACGCCAAGTGGCAGTATGTCAATATGACTACCGCTGGTGGCAACTTTATTATTGCTTGTAACGGTGTAGACCCTACCCTTATATATGACGGTACGGCTTGGGCATTTATGGCTACAACCCAAACTGCTGTGACTATTAGCAGTATTACGCACACAGGAACAACAGCGAATGTTACTACCGCAACTGCACATGGTCTAGTAACAGGCAATAGAATCAGCTTATCGGGTGGTGTTCCTACTGATTACAACGGCACTTATGTTATTACCAAGACAGGTACAAATACATTTACCTATGTAATGGCTACGACCCCAGCTTCTAATGCAACAACTGTACCAACCTATACGATTACAGGGATTACGGGCGTAAATAGTAACATATTTGTTAATGTCAATTTGTTTAAAAACCGTTTGTATTTCTGTGTTAATAATAGTTTAAGTTTTTGGTATCTTGATGTAGAAGCGATCTCAGGCCCAGCTACAGAGTTCCCTTTAGGTGCTATTTTTCGCAATGGCGGTTATTTACAAGCAATGGGTACATGGACACTTGATGCTGGTTATGGTGTAGATGACTTTGCTGTATATGTAACCAGTATGGGTGAAATTGCCGTATATCAAGGCTTTGACCCTAGCGATCCTAATAACTGGGCAATGAAAGGTTTATGGCAGATGGGTCAAACCTTTAGCCGTAGATGCTTCTTTAAGTGGGGCGGTGACTTATTGCTATTAACGCAAGACGGGTTAGTACCATTGACGTCTGCATTGCAATCTGATCGTTTAGACCCCCGTATTAACCTGACAGACAAGATTTTCTACGCTGTTTCATTAGCTTGTAGTGCTTATGCTAACAATTTTGGCTGGCAAATTAATTATTTAGCAGAAGCTAATATGCTGATTTTGTCCATTCCGACATCAAACGGCATGGAACAGTATGTAATGAACACCATCAATAAGTCTTGGGCTAGGTTTACTGGAATACAGGCTTATTGCTTTACCGTATCAGGTGATCAGGATATGCACTTTGGCGGTAATGGCTATGTTGGTCTGTTCTTTAATGGTTTTTCTGATAACAATACTAATATTGTTGCTACAGCGCAACAGGCTTATAACTACTTTGAGAGTCGTGGACAGCTTAAACGCTTTACACTAGTAAGGCCTATATTCCAAACAGATAACGGATTACCGACCGTTTTATGCGGAATTAGCACAGACTTTGACACAGTACCATTAACCAATCAGCTTGCCTTTAATCCATCTATTGCAAACACAGGTATTTGGGATTCTGCTAAATGGGATCAAAACACATGGGGCGGTGGACTTGTGACTACAAAATATTGGCAAGGCGTGACAGGTACAGGATTTGCCGCATCGATTAACTTGAATGTGGCATCTCAAGGAATTGATTTTCATTGGGCCTCAGTCGATTATGTAATGGAGCGAGGTGGGGTTCTTTGAGGAGAGTCACTACCGAAGATCAAAAGTACATGGGTGACTGGCTGGTTCGCTTAATGAACTACCCACTACCCGAAGAAACAGTCTGCATCGGACAAGAAATTGATGGTGTTTTATCAGCAGTCGTAGGATTCTGTAGTTTTATGCCTAAATCGTGCCAAATGCACATTGCGGCAGTAGACGAAGTAAATTGGATAAGTCGGGATTTATTATGGGCGGCTTTCGATTACCCCTTTAATAAACTAGGAGTTAGCGTTATACTAGGGCAAATCTGTGCTGATAACACGGATGCACTAAGGTTAAACCGACACTTAGGCTTTAAAGTTGTAGCTGAAATACCTGACGCTCACATGGAAGGCGATTTGGTAATTATGGCTATGAGGAAAGAGGATTGTCGGTGGTTAGACATCCAATGTCCTTTGAGGAAATTAAAAGGGGAATGACATGGGTGGTGGTGGATTTTTAGGATTAGGGCCTGCGCCAAGTGCGCCAGCCGCACCTGACTATACTGGAGCGGCAAATGCTACAGCCGCAGGTAACTTAGCGGCCGCACAAACAGCGGCGGCGGCAAATCGTGTAAACCAAGTAACCCCTTACGGTAACCTTAATTACAGTCAAAATGGTACGGATGCTCAAGGCAATCCTACTTGGACAGCTACTACAAGTCTTTCCGATGTCGGTCAGCAACTATTAAACAATCAAAACAACGCATCATTAGGTCTTGGTTCTGCTATTACATCCCAATTGGGAAATGTACAGAACACAATGTCACAGCCGTTTAATCCTAACCTTCCACAAGTAGGCATTAATGCTGGTCAGAATTACCAAGATGCGGCAATGCAACGTCTAGCACCTCAAATTAGTCAACAGCGTGAATTGCTTAATAATCAGTTAGCTAATCAGGGTATTCCCGTAGGTTCTCAGGCTTGGCAGACTGCACAAATGAATCAAGGTCAAAAAGAAAATGATCTTTTAGCCGCTAATACAACTCAAGGCTTTAATACTGGTTTAGCCGCCAATCAGCAGGCTTATAATCAAGCTCAAACTAATTACAATATGCCACTTAATACTTTAAGTGCATTGCGTACAGGCGCACAGGTTCAAAACCCAACATTCCAAAATACCCCACAACAAGCGACTACTGGTGGTGCTGATCTATTAGGTGCGGCTACTGCTACTGGTAACTACAATTTGGCTAGTTCTAATGCCGCTAATGCCGCACAAAGTGGATTTAATAGCGGGTTAATGGGTCTTGGCGGAACATTAGGTGCGGCTTATATGATGTCACCAACTTCAGATATTCGTACTAAAGAAAATATTAAACAAGTTGGTTACTTAAATAATGGATTGCCATTATATGAGTTTGAATACAAGCCTGAATTTAAAAATGATCCTTTAGCTGGACATGGTAAGTTTATGGGTGTAATGGCTCAAGAAGCACAAGAAGTGATGCCTGAAGCTGTTTCTACACGCCCTGATGGTTATTTGATGGTTGATTATGGTAAGTTAAATGGATAGTCAATACACAAATCCGTATACATCGACTTATGCGCCTGCTACATTTTCACAACAGGATGCACAAGGTCTTGGCCCTGTATTCCAAAATACTAATGCTCAACAACAGTATTTAGCGGCACAATTGCGTGAACAACAAGCATTGGCACAACATAAAAATCCACAACAAACACAAGGTAGCAGTATGAACCCTATGGATTTAGCTAAAATGCTAAAGAATAAGCCTGCTCAACAACCTACAGATGCAACTGGCGCACCTGTAACCGATTACAGCACACCATATAACCCTGCAACGGGTCAAAGTTGGGATGTAACTGGTAGTGGTTTTGCTGGTAACGGTGGGTATGATCCTACTGCAATGGGTGGTATGAATGACTATTTAGGTCAAATGGGTCTTGATACTGGTGGTTTTAGTGGTGCAGGTGACTTTAGTATGGGTGGTGCTGGTGACAGTTTGGCTGGTGCTGGCGATAGTTTAAGCGGTCTAGGTGATATGTTTAGTGGTATTGGTGGATGGTTCTCAGGCATTGATTGGGGTGGAATGGGTGCAGGTGCGGCAACAGCCGCAGAAGAAGCCGCTCCAGCCGCCGCCGCCGCCGCATAAGGAAAGAAAATGGCAGATACAAATCAATTTAGCGCAATTCAAGCTGGGACAATGTCCCCTGAAGATTATGCACAACAACAAGCCTTAAATCGTCAACAACGGTTTGCTGATCTGTTAATGACTCAAGGACAGCAACCACAAGGTCAGATGGTTAGCGGTCGTTATGTACCGCCTAGTTTCTTTCAAATGCTTAATCCAGTAGTCAACCAATTGGCTGGTGCATATCTTGGTAAAAAGGGTGACGAACAAGCAATTTCTTTAGCTCAAAAATTGCGTGGAAAACAAGAAGAAGCCGTGCAAAATTATATGAACGCTATGCAAACCACTCCTGCACAAGAAGGTGGTATTCAAGGCCCTAATGGCATGACTACGCAGACTACACCTGATATGTATAACGCTGATATGTCACTTAATCCGCAATATAAGCAAGTAGCTCCTGTTGCCGCACAAGGCCCTGATTATTACAAAGCATTTAAAGCGGCTACAAGTCCTTATGCACCTGCTCCATTGCAATCTGCTGGATATGAAATGCTCAAACCTCAAAAATTGGGTGAAGGTGAAACACTTAATCGATTTAATTTTGCTAATGGACAACTTACTCCTTATGCTTCAGGTGGTGAGAAATTACCTACAGAATACAAAGAATATCAAAAAGCTATTTCAGACCCAAATCAACCATATAAAGGTTCTTTTTTTCAATATCAACAAGAACGATCAAGAGCTACTGCAAATCAAAATACGATTAATATGCCGCCCGTTGAGAGTGCTTACAATGCCGCTTTTGGTAAAGGTGTAGCAGAACAAGATTTAGCCCTTAAAAACATTGCTGAAGGTGCTAAAACTACAGTAGCTAACATTGGTAGACAAAAACAAATCCTTGATAGCGGTAAATTCTTTAGTGGTAAAGCCGCTAATATTCAAAATGAATTGGCTAATTTTGGTACTGCTCTTGGTGTTACTGGTAAAGATGGTCAAGAAAAAGCGGCAAATACTCAAAGTCTTATTGGTGGTTCTGCTGGCATAACATTAGATAATATTAAAGGATCAGGACTTGGCGCAGGTCAAGGCTTTACTGATAAAGATTTGCAATTCTTACAAGATGCTAAATCCTTTAAAATTACTTGGAATAAAGAAAATATTGCTAGGGTTCTTGATCTTCAAGAAAGAGCCGCTATTGAAGGTGCTAAAAAATGGAATAACCGTTATGGTCAAATTCAAAAGACTGCTACTGGCCCTATTAATGTTCAAGGCGTAGATGTTCCAAAACCATATAGCGGTCAAGTTAAATACTTGGGTAATGAATAATGGCTGAAACTGTTGTCGCTAGAGTTCAACTTCCTGATGGCTCTGTAGGTCGTTTTGAAGTTCCTAAAGATATGAGTCCTTCTGATGTAGAAGAACAGGCTTTAAATGCTTATATGGCACAAGGTCGTACTCAAAGTCTTTTAGCACCTGAAACAACTGAAAAAAGCGTTCCAAAAATATTAGCTCAAAGTGCTGGTAAAGCAGTTGCTAATATTGGTGACCTTGTTGTTGGAGCACCTGAAACTTACAAGCGTATAACAAATTATGCTATGGGCAAACTTAAAGGAGAAGATGTCGAAGCTCCAAGAGGTGCTACACCCATTACTAATGCTTTGGTTAAACATGGCATTTTTACACCACAAAACGAACCTAATACACCTGCTTTAAATATTGCTGACTTTGCTATACAAGCCGCCCCTGCGGTAGCTAGAGGTGATATTGGCTCTATTCCATCTTTTCTTAAAGCAACTGGAAAAAATTTATTACCTGCAACTGTAGGCGGTAGTGCCGTTGAATTAGCTAAATCTTCAGGAATTGATAATCCTTTTGCTCAGTTTGCTATTGGTGCAGGAACTATGGCGGCTAGTCAAGCCCCTTTTGCATTGCGTCATACTGCCGCTAGTGTAGCTAATCAAGCTACTCGTAATGTAACCCCTGAACAACTTAAAATGGCTGATGCTTTAGTAAAAGAATCTTATCGTTTAGGATCGCCTATTACGGGCGCAGAGGCTTTGGCTAAAATAACTGGTGCTAGTCCATTAACAGCCGTTCAGCGTGTTGTAGAGAACCTTCCACAAAGTTCTGAAACAATGGCTAGTTTTATGGCTAAACGCCCACAAGCTAATGAACAAATGGTTGCTAATGCTTTGCGTAATATTAGCCCTAATCAGCCTACTTCAGCTACGCCAATGAATTTTAAAAATGCCGCTGGTGAATTAATTGGTGGCGCACAAAAAAGCCTTACTGAAAATAACGATGCTTTGTACAAAAAAGCTGGTGGCGTAAGCGTTTATCCTGCCCCTGCAATTTTTGCAAACGATAGAATTGCTGAAGCCGTTGATGCGGTAACAAATACAGCTAAATATGGCGTTAAAAATGGCAATCCCAATTCTTTTGAAACATTAATTGCCGCCAAAAAGTATTTAAATGATGAATATCAAGAGCAAGTTAAGTCTGCTAGCGGTTTAAAAAGAGGTGCTGGAGCAGTTACTTCAGAAGCTGAAAATTTATTAAGCAATTACTTAAAAGAACAATCGCCTGAGTACGCTAGAGGCGCAAAAAACTATGAAAATGCTTATAAAACACAATTTAACGCTTTAAATGAAGGCCCAGTAGGACAAATTGCTGAAGGAAAAGTTGGTGCAGAAGTGTTGATGCCAAAAACCCCAATATCTTTGTACCCTACTGATATTAAGCGTACTGTTGAATTGTTGCGTAGAAAAGACCCGTCTGCTGTGCCTGATTGGACACGCCAACAACTTGAAGGAATATTTAACGAAACTGGTCAAAATCTACAAAATGGGCCAAATCAGTTTGGTGGTGCTAAATTTGCCGCAACAATTCAGGGTAATAAACAACAAAAAGCAAACTTACAAGCATTAGTTCAAGAATCGGCTGGTATGCAAGCATATCAAGGTTTTGAGCGTGTTTTAAACAATCTTGAGGCACAAGGTACAAGACAAGGTGCAGGATCAGCTACATCATTTAATAATCAATTTCAGCGTGAACTATCTGAAGGTGGCCCATTAGCGGCCGCTAAATTGGTATTCAAGCCATCAGAAGTAGCTACTAAGTATGAAGAATGGCAATTAGGTAAAAATGCCAATAAACTAGCAGATATGCTTACAAACCCTAATTCCATTAAACAATTACAAGATTTGGCTAGAACTAAACCAAATACAGCAAAAGAACGCTTGTTAGTAAATAGCTTGACGGGTGGATATGTAGCTCAAAAACCTGAAATTATAGAGGAATCGAAATGAGTAGAAACGGATCGGGAGTCTATTCGCTCCCAGCTGGTAACCCAGTAGTAACAGGCACAACAATTAGTTCTACATGGGCTAATTCAACGCTTACTGACATTCAAAATGCTATTACTCAATCTGTATCGGCAGACGGTCAAACTCCCATTACTGGAGCATTACAAATGGGTGGCAACGACATACAAAATGCTGGCACAGTTACGGCTGTTACTGGTATATTTGGTGGAACTTACTGATAAAATAAGCCAATGGAATTCTATACTTACGCACATTCTAAGCCTGATGGAACTATATTTTATATAGGCAAAGGGCGAAAAAAAAGGGCATACGATTTAGTTAAGCGTAATGTCTATTGGAAGCGTGTTGTTGAAAAACATGGAATTCCTACAGTTGAAATATTGGCTGGTTGGAAAACTGAAAAAGAAGCATTAGACCATGAAGTTTTACTTATTTCTTGTTTTAAAGATATGGGCTATAAATTGACTAATCTTACCGATGGTGGCGAAGGTTCTTCAGGATTTAAACATAGCCAAGAATCTATTGCAAAAATTGCTAAAGTTAAAACAGAAAAACCCAGCAAATATTGGCTAGGAAAACCACGCAGTCAAGAAACAAAAGATAAAATATCTAAAGCATTAATGGGTGTAGGTAGACCGCATACAGAAGAAGCTAAAAAGAAAATAGCTTTAGCCCATACTGGTAAAAAACAAGGTTCACCATCACTAGAAACTCGCAAAAAGCTATCACTTGCCACTAAAAAGGTTTGGGAAGCACGAAAACTTAAACAAATGGAAAAAAGGATTTAATCATGGCCCAAAGCGGATTTACGCCCATCTCAATTTACTATTCAGCGACAGCTACAAATACTCCTACAGCAGGCAACTTAGTAGCTGGCGAATTAGCCATTAATACTGCTGACGGCAAACTTTTCTATAAAGACTCTAGCGGAGTAGTTCAAGTATTAGGCACTAAAGGTGGCGTAGGCTCATCTACTACTACTCAAGTCTTATATAACTCTAGTGGATTAGTCGTTGGTTCTGCCAATATGACCTTTAGCGGAACAGCTTTAACTTTAGCTAATGATGCTTCTATATCAGGTCTTACTGTTGGTTTAGGTGCTGGCAGTACATCTGCTAGTACAGTTTTGGGTGTAGGGGCTTTGTCAGGTTCAAATACTGGAAACTATAATACTGCAATAGGTAAAAGTTCACTTTTAGTAAATACATCAGGTTCAGAAAATGTGTCTATTGGTTTTGAGTCTTTAAAAGCAAATACTACTGGGGCTAAAAATGTGTCTGTTGGAACAGATACAATGGCAAGCAACACCACAGGCAGTTCAAATACTGCTTTAGGTTGGCAATCTCTTGTTTCAAACACCACAGCATCTAACAACACAGCAGTAGGTTATCAAGCTGGTTATAGTGCAACCGCAAATGGTAGCCAAACCTTTATGGGTTACACAGCAGGATATAACTCAACTGGAACAGGAAATAGCTGTTTTGGTTATCAAGCTGGCGCTTCTTTAACATCAGGTTCTTACAATACTGTTCTCGGTTACAATATGCAAATACAAAGCTGTAGTGGTTCTAATAATGTCCTTATTGGTAATGGTAGCAATGTAAATGCAAGTGGCGATTCTAATTCTTTATTAATATCAACAGTTAGTGGTATTTATGGTAAAGGTGGTTCAACTGGTTACATTTATGCCAATGGAAGCATCTATCAAGGCAATAACTCTGCAACATGGGCTATCACTTCCGATGCAAGACTAAAAAAGAATATTGTTAATAACACAACTGGATTAGATGCAATTAATGCCATCCAAGTGCGTAATTTTGAATATCGCACACCAGATGAAGTAACTGATTTGCCAAAAAATCAAGCTATTGATATTGCAGGTGTTCAATTAGGTGCGATTGCACAAGAATTACAAACAGTATTACCTGATTGCGTTAAAACTGAATCAACTGGTGTAATGTCATTAGATACAACCAATTTAACTTGGTATTTGATTAACGCAGTAAAAGAACTTAACGCAAAACTAGAAGCACAAGCATTAGAAATCGCAACCCTTAAAGGACAATAATGGATATTTATAGTTTCTTTTGCGGAGTGATTACAGGACTAGCAACACTTCAACTCTATTATTCACTTAAAGGAAAATAAAATGTTAGAACTAACACCTGAACAAGAAGTACAACGCAACTACGATGCCGCAATGGATAGCGTAAACCTTCTATTGGCTGGAAAACCTGCTGATATGACTGATGCAGATTGGCAAGACTGCAAACAGCGCAATGTCGAGCATTTGAAAATTCAAATCGCCAAGGGTGATTACTACGCTGGGCATGATTTAACGCCATTTGAAAACGCTGTAAAATAACCACGAAAGGAAATGACATGGAAAACATAAAGAAAAACCAAGTCACTATTGACGATGTAGAGTACGCATTTGAAGATATGAAGCCTGAACAACAGAATATGGTTAATCATTTAATTGATTTAGACCGTAAGATTGGTTCTACACAGTTTAATTTAGACCAGTTAAATGTTGGCAAACAAGCATTTTTAACTATGTTGCGTGAATCTTTGGTTAAAACGGAAGAACCTAGCGTTCAATAATGATCATGTCTTTTGAAATCGATCCTGTCAAATATGGAGTTCTTTGGAATAAGGTAGAAACCTATGAAGCCAAGTTCGATGAATTGTCCAAAAAAATTGACAAGATGGAAACCTCAATCGAGTCACTTGTTGCGATGGCTAATCAATCTAGGGGTGCTCTGTGGGTTGGTATTGGCCTTGTTTCTACATTTAGTGCCTTTGTGGGTTTTGTCATTAATTGGCTTCACAATAAGTAAATGAAGTGCCTGATCCATTTGGGTTATCTGAGGGCGTCAAGGGTCTAAGCAATAGCTTGGATTCAAGCCGTGAGGCATCAAATCAACTTAGTAAGAGCATTGAGGGAATACAGCAAGACGGTTTAGATGTAGCCCAGCGTAAGGCTCAAGAAAGACGTAGAACATTACGGGAAGCAGAGTTTAAGAAACAAACAGCGTTGATTAAAGCGTTGGAAGATTGGAACAAAAAGAAACAAATTAGCGATCAGGAAGCAAAGCTAAAGATCGACTTTGTAAAGAAGTACGGTGCTAAAGAGTGGGAAGCATTATTAAAGATTAAGCTAGACATTGAGAATATGGAACGCAAGGCTAACGAGGACTTTCAGCACGACTTAAAGGAAGTTCGCAAGGTACAGTTCTATTGTTTTGCACTAGCCGCCTTAATTGCTTGGTATCTAACGTGGGGTATTAAATGAACGAAATTTTAAAACATATATTGACTGGTAAAGATAATCAAACACACGACATTGCTAAATGGGCATGGATGTTAGGTTTCTTGCTTGTTGGCTGTTCTGCAATCTATTTAATCTATACAGGTAAAGAAATTAGTCTTACTGAACTTGCAGGTGCTTTGGGTATCGTATCAGGATCAGGAGCGGCTTCCGTAGCTGGTAAACAACTTTCAGGTGCAGAGCCACAATGAGCTTTTTACTTAATCTTTTAGGCGGTCTAAGTGGACAAACTTACATATATCTTGTACTTGTACTTGGTAGTTTTTCTAGTGGTTTTTATATTGAGCATATCCGCTTTGTTGATTTCCAAGATAAAGTCAAAATTGTTGCAGAACAACAAATTGCCGAAAACAAGGCAAAACTTAAAGAACAAGAATTAATAAATAGAGGAGTAACAGATGCGTACAACGCTAATGTCAGTAATATTCACAATTTTTATCACAGGATGCTCAACGACACCGGTAGCGGTGCAATGTCCAGCGTTCCCAACACCACCATTACAATTAATGGCACTACCATCAACACATTGGACTTTGCCGAACAATGTGCCACAACCACCCAGCAACTCGAATCAACCCAAGATTGGATTCGGACTCAAATAGGATTAGATAGTGCAAAACAACTTTGATAAATGCCTTGATTTAGTTCTTAAATCAGAAGGTGGCTATGTTAATAATAGCCAAGACCCAGGTGGCGTTACTAATTTAGGTGTAACTCAACGAGTTCTTGAAGAATGGCTAGGTCATCCTGTAGATGACAAAACTATGCGTAATCTTACAGTTGATCAAGTATCAGGGCTTTACAAAGCTAAATATTGGATGGCTTGCTACGCACCACAACTGCCTTTAGGCGTTGATTATTGCTTATTTGATGCAGCAGTCAACATGGGGCCTGGAAGGGCTGTAAAGCTTTTACAAGAAGCCATACAATGTATGCCTGATGGCACTATTGGCCCAAGAACTATGCAGCTTTTAGATCAAAAAAAGCCAGAAGATATTGTAGATGCGTTTAGTCAGCGTAAAATTAACTTTTATGAAGGCTTAAAGACTTTTCCTGTATTTGGTAAAGGCTGGCTCAAACGAGTTGAAGATGTTAAATTTAACGCATTAAAAATGATTGGAGAAGCAAATGGCATTTGAAATTAAAGAACATAAGCAAAAACCTACAAAAACAGGTCATTATGTTAAAGACTCTGAGCATCGCACAGAAGATCGTTTAGAACGCTTAGAAAAGAAGCTAGACAAACATATTGCTTTGCCTATGGAGAAAGCTCACCATCCGCACCAAGCAAGCCAAAAAGAAGCTCCCTTGCCAAATATGAGAAAATATTAAAATAAGTCTGTTAATTCAGCTATTTTAAATAATTTGATGGGGCAGTCGTAAAATAACTCCCCTTTAGCAACATATTTGTTAGGGACTTCAATTAATGGGCAATTCTCTAAAGAGCTTACTTTTGCCCAATAAGCACGATGTAAGTCATGAGTTAAAGCAAAAAATAGAACAGGCAGATTACCTAGAGTTAGCTTGTCTTTACGTTGCGCTTTGTGAATACTACCAAATTGATCAAAACCTTCTTGACGAACTTCTACCTCAAGCGCACCAACTGGAACACCT